GACAGGAATACATTGATATAACAAACAATCTATTATGGATGCCATACATTTCGAAGACGATTTAGATTGGAACACAGGTAACATTCTTCAACGACTGCTCGATAGCAATGTGAATAATGTTAATTCCGATTCAGAATTAACACCATTTGCTTACAATGGAGTAGCACGCCGGTTGATAATGCCGAATTGTATTAATTGTGAACCTTCTGAAGATCGCAGTAGTTTGACACTAGAATTTGCACCAGTAGTAGCAGATGATGACAATAGGTCTCAATCAATCACAGGAGATTCAATCACTTATTATGGATCTCAAAGGCATGGACTGAATAATTTCATACATGATTTCACGTTTATGGTACTATCTGACACTACTGACCAACCATTATCACTGATTGGTAGTTTAAATGATGGTCATGATCACGATACCCCAGATGATCTAAAACCAATTGTAGATGGTTGGGGATTGGCCGAATATACAACATGCAGACATGCAAGTGAATCAGTATGGGTAATGAGGGCAGAAGAAAAAAGAATGAAATATCATGGGAATTTCATAAAAAGGGTAGCAGCACAAAATTTATCAAACTATGCCGAAGTTTATATTCTGGTTTCCAGAGAAGGAACAGTTGCAAACTGTATTTTACCACAGAACTTAGTAGATGAGCTAGTTGCCAGATATTGTTTGGCTATATCAATCTATGACAATTATTTAGTAGTCAATGGATTAGTGACAGAAGATATTGAGATGTTCACAAGACAAGATGAAGCCCTATTAGAAACATATTTGATGGGAATCAATAGGCATTTTTCCACTGAAAAAGGTTATATTTCAGAAGAAACATACAAAGAATATATGAATTTGATGGGGAAAACTCCACTTCCATCAAAATGGACTGAAGAGATGGCAACTGAATGGTACATTCAATGTTTCCTTGAAGCAAAAGAAAAGGATCCCAACATGAATGATGAACAATGGATGTTCAATGCTCAGACTTTCTTGCAAAAAGAATTTGATGAAATCAATGAAAATGTTCGAAAATGGAAATTAGATGCTTTTAAAGAATCTGATAAAACGAGAACAAATGTGAAATCAGTAGTTCAGATACCATACTGGGCTGTAGACATTACTGCAGATGATGCAAGCTTGTCTAACTTACCATCAGGGAGTTATGATGATCATACAATGTGTCGACTATGGGATCATGTGATTGAGGAAGCAAGACAAGGCAAAGTGGCATGCGATGAAACACCTTTAAATGATCAAGTGATTCAAGCAATGCTAAATATTAACAAAGAACAAGGTGACAAAATGAATTCTCTTGGGAAACTTAAATATCATAGAGTTAACGTAAATTTAACCATAGAGGATGAATTAGAATTGGCAAAACAATCAATTTGGGCAAAAAAACATAAGAATCATCCTGTTATTATTTCTAATAGATTAAGGACCCAGAAAAAATTTCATGCTACCACAAATGTTTCTGACATAGAATATTTGATGGTGCATCCAGAAGAGTTCATTGGACTAGGAAAATCTATGAACCAGACAGGACCTGAAGTAATGGCTTATGATTTAATCAAAGCTGCTATCAACTATCATGATCCAGATTATCGGGAACCTAAGTTAATGACAATGATCAAATCATCAAGAGCATACACATGGTCATCCATGGTGTCAGATATTGGAGCAGAGTGTTCAATTTCAATTAGACAAAATTGTAATAATCGAAACATGATACTAAAAAAATTAAGACATAGAGATATGTACCTTTTGATCTGTCCATCCAGCTCACGAGGGGGAATTAGAGTTAGTTTCATGATGCCCAAAAGGGGATCTAATGCAGTCTATTTGAATAACCCATTCAAGAAAACACATGATTTCCAGACATATTTCTGTACTGATTTTTCAACTTTCACCAATAGCACTCTAGTTAACTTGGTGCAAGCACAATCGCATTACATTGCTCAGTGTGCTCAATGGAAACGGTATTGTGACAGCAAACCAGATGACGATGACTTCCCAATAGAGGCACAAAGAATGACTACATTAAGCATGTTAATCTGTTTAGAAGACAACCACCATACTGAGGAGATGTTTACTAAAATGAGATATATTTGCATGAAAAAGTTCACTGCACCATATGTCAAAGCTAACATATCTGAATTTTTACCCAAAATGCCTAAAGTCTACCGATCTAGGCTTGAGTTATGGGCATGTAACAAACTAATTGAAGAAATGAAAGCAGGCAGGTACGTCAAAGATGAGACAGAACTCGGTACAAAGAGCAATGAATCTGTACCATTTAGATGGAGGGCCTTGAGGAATCCATATACTGGAACCACATTGGTTGATGCTAAACAATTGATCGATCTGTTTTATCTTGGTTACATTAAGAATAAAGATGAAGTCTCTGAATCAAATGTAGATATGGCTCTCATCAACAAGATTCTAAAATGTGAGATTGCATGGAATGAGGCAGATGCAGAATGGTTAATGCCTCATATGTCTTATCATAATAAAGATGGAAAATATCATGATTTTAAGATGCATGAATTTGCTGGTAGAGAAGTCATTAAGGCAGCAAAAGCATTCAGAAAGCGGTTGTCAGATAAATACGGTGGAGAAAAATGGGTTGATGGCGTTCTTGATGGAGAGATTAAAAGAGCATTATTGCATTTACAGTATGAAGATCTTGCCACTTTGAAGGCTAGTTCCATCTGGGATCCTAATCAGCAAGGTCAATTCAAAGACAAAAAGAATGAAGAACATACACATCGAGCAAAAGCTATTGAGATGATTGCAGATTTGCTAAAGATTCATCCAACATCGACTCGACCATTTGAAATCTTGCCCCATCTCTTATTAGAAAGGACTAACAGTAAGTTACAAGCTGACATTTTCAAAAAGAATCAACATGGAGGACTAAGAGAGATCTTCGTCCTTGACATTAAATCACGAATTCTAGCTAAATTCATTGAAACAATTGCTAGGACTTTATGCGAACAATTACCTGAAGAGGCACTAACTCACCCTGCAGAAAAGCTCCGAGCTCCATCATTGCACACCAGTTACGTCAAAAAATACTTCCGAAATCATAAATCAGTATCATTTGCTGCTTCTAATGATGCAACCACTTGGAATCAAACCCAACATGCAAATAAATTCGCAATTTTTCTTTGTTGCATACTGCCAGAAAAATGGCATGGCCTTATCATGCAAATTTGTACTATCTGGCATGGGAGAAAAATCAAGTTGCCAGATGGTGTCATCAATTCATTGAAATCAAACATCAATCTATCCTTAGATGATGATATCAATCAGGCAGTTGTGGATGCTTATAAAGGGATAAAACCTAGAACATGGCTAACTGCTGGTGGAGAATTCCTCACAATTCAAAGTGGATTCATGCAAGGAATTCTTCATTATTGCTCTTCCTTGTGGCATGTCTGTTGTGGAATCGCTAAGGATGAACTATTTAAATCATTCTGCAGAAGAACTTTAGGAGTGAAAGTGCATACTACACAATTGTTCTCAAGCGATGATAGTGGGAAGATTATTACTGTGGCACATCATGATGAAACATCGTTGTTAGGATTAATGACTGCTGCTATTCAAGATTGCATGATGGTTGATCGATATTATTCTGCTTGTGGAATCATCGTGTCTCCAAAAAGTGCTAGATGTTGCAGTGATGTATTCGAATTCAACTCTGAATTTTTTATCTCAAACAACTTG